TGAGTTGAAAGCTCAGATGGATTTTTTGGAAAAAATCCAACTTAGTAAAGCGATTTAGTAAAGACTTTACTAGGCATAGGCGGTCTAGGGGTGTGGGATTATCTAGCGATTTTGTCTAAGTGCCTCACTCAGAGCATTCAGAGCACTCAGCTTATTCGCTTATTCTTACATAGAGTGGCACGGTCGCCCTCCCCACGCAACTAATTTTTGGGCATGAAATGCATGGCCGCGCCAATTTTTTCACTTGACAAGCGCTGCTCTTTTCGCTCATACTATAGATTATGGAAAACGCGCGGGCAAAAAGCATAACTGAAACTAAAGCAGCGCCAGTGCCCTCGCGCCTGGTACGTGTGCTCCAAGTTTATTTCAAGCAACTAGAGGAGCAGCTCACTCAGAGCACTCCTAGAGGTAGGTAGAGTATGCTAAAGCGTCCATACACTCATAGCACTCTTCCTATGGCACAGGTAGAGGGCGGCTCTGTGATGATGGTCGGGAATAAGCTTATCTTCGTTCCTGCTGCGCCGCAGGCTGTGCCAGCTTATTCTGTTGGGCCGCAGGCACCTATAGGTAAGGTTTGCTCGCCTCCAGCGGCTACGCCTTATACTACGGTGCCTGCGCCCTCAAGCCCTGTCGGGCTTCCAAGCACAGTGCGCGCCTACGGGCCGACTACTCAAACTCTAGGCGCGCAGCACCCTGCTTCGCAGCCAGCTCAATCAGCTCAGCCTGCTGCGCAGCCTACGCCTCAGCCTCAAGCTGCGGCTCTTGGAAGCTTACACTACGGCGGCTCGCGCTCTGCGCGTACTGGGCTTCTAGGCTGCAAGCCCACTCAAGGCGGAGCCTTTAAAGCACAAAAAAGGCTGGAGCTTATTTGTAGGATGGAAAATGCAGCCATGTCAGAGCATCAGATTGCTACGATGCTCCTCATTAGTATACCACGGCTGCGCACGATAAAGAAGAGCCCCGACTATTTGAAAGCGCGGATGAAAATAACATTCGGCCTAATCATTGACCAGGACAGCAGTCTTGCTGCTGTCAAAGCTCAGCGGCGCGAGATGCTCACTGCGATGCTACCGGCTGCGCTCCAAATCATAGCGAATGCCGTATCACGACCTGCGGTCGGGATTGCCCAGGAGAAGCTCCAAATCTCAGTCGCACAAGACCTCTTAGATAGAGAAGGAACTTTTGCCAAAGTTTCACGCGCGGAGATAAAGCCGGTGTCCTCATTCAGCTTCGAATCGGTAGATGAGAGTAGTGACTCTGTTATTGCTGCGATCAAAGGTACAGGCGCCTCGCGTAGCGCGCCGAAGGCGACTGATGATACGACTGTGACTGAAGCTCTAGAGCTTGCGGCTCAATTTTCTAGGTCTAAGACTTTGAGCGCGGTCGATCAGCAGACGGCGCTGGATGATTTGGACAAAGAGCTGCTTCGGGCTTTGCCCACTAGAGTGCGTGTGCAATAGCTTAGGCGCGCGCTTTTGTTTTTGTTTTTGTTGTTGCTTTTATTCTCGTCACCCCCGGCAGGGGGCGGGCGGGAGGTTACCCTCAAACCAGTAAGAGCTACAGAGCATCGGGGGCGCGAAGCGCGGATGGTTCCAGTTATGTATATTGTGGGCAGCACCTCTGGCGCCGGGGAGAGTGAGCATAGGACTCTCAAACTGAATGCTCGCGTCATTGAGCATCGGTATCAGCGCTATCGTACAGTCGGGGACTATTGGTATCCAAACAGCGCTATGATGCAGCTGCGCGTCTCTGATATGGGGAACCCAGATTATGAGTTTCTCGTTCTGATTCATGAGCTGGTTGAAGCTTACTTGTGTAAGAAGCGCGGCATTCCCGAAGCAGATATTACTGCGTTTGATATGAGCTTCGAAGCTCGAAGGGACCGCGCCGAAGTAGATGGCGAAGCTGGAGATGATCCAGCTGCTCCATATCATGTAGAGCATCAGTTCGCCACACTCATTGAGCGGGAGATTGCTAAGGCGCTTGATGTGGACTGGGACGTCTATGGCGCTGCGGTGGATGCTTTATGAGACGACTTTTTCGAGCATGGCTAAGGCGTATTGATCTTCAAATCTTATGGCCGCGGTGTAAGGCGCGAGCATCTGATTTGAACCACGCTAAAGCAGCTTTCGCCATGCACGTTCTAAATGATGAAGCATGGACTAGTCTTGGTATTCCTGAGCTTATGAAGCGGATAGATAGTTTAGATTGAGTGAGCGAAGCGAGCTAAAATGAATTCAAGTACTCAGATCGAGCAGCAGCTAAGAGATGCGCAGCGAGCTGCGGGGTACGAGATTGGAGAGCTGGGAGAGAGCTTTGTTCCCAGAAGCACAATCCTAAATTACAAGCTCATTCCTACGAAAGTTCTTAAGGGCCATGCCAAGGTTGTAGCACTGCGCGCCAATGCCTTAATGGACCTCTATTATTTCAGTGTAGTTATACTTAAGCGAAGCCGATTCTCGAAGAATCCTCTACGCGCTCAAAATCTTCACTACGTGATGTGCCTTACTGTGATGAAGGACGGTCTGAAAGAGGGCATCGAGATCCCACGCGACCATTTCAAGACTGAGGTATACTCAGTCTGTTTTAGCATGTGGAGAGCGCTGCCCTTCGGCGCTGCCGAGGAAGATTTCTTCGCAGCTCTAGGCTACTCTGATCTCTACATCCAATGGCTTCGTCGCGCACACTCTCAAGATATCCGCATTCTAATTGTAAACGAGACCATAAAGAACGCGATCAAGATCGGTACTCGAATCGAGAATCACTATGTTAACAATGAGCTTTTCAGGGAACTGTTTTTTGATATCCTCCCAACTGAGAAAGAAACTTGGACAGCAGACTCATTCCATCAAAGAAGAACTCCCGCAGGGAGCGGCCAGGGAGAAGGCACATTCGATTTTCTTGGAGTCGGTGGCGCACTCCAAAGCCGGCACTATAACTTATGTATTCAGGATGATCTTGTCGGGCGCGAAGCTCGCAAAAGCGTTATAGTAATGGCTGATACTATAGACTATCATCAAGTCTTAGTGGGAGCGACGGATAATGAGGTTGATAATCCTGGCAGGGACTTTGATGAGATAGTCGTGGGGAATAGATGGAGCCACGATGATTTGAACTCGCACATCCGGCGGGAGGAACTCTATTTTAGTTGGGTCACACACTCAGCGCTGGGTGGATGTTGTAGCTTGCATCCATTTGGTGAGCCGATCTTCTCCGAAGCCTTCACTAAAGAAAAGCTTCTTAGATGGAAGCGCCGGCTTGGATCTTATCATTTTAGCTGTCAATTCCTGAATTATCCTATTGATCCCACTAAAGCCAAGTTTAACTTGTCTGACTTTAGGTATTTTCATTTTGAGCGTGTTACAGGTGCTGCGTGTATTCCTAAGGATTTGCCGTGGGATAAGATCCAAGAAATTGGACATCCACAGCAATATAGGATAGCGATACGACATCATGTAGCTGAAGGGGATGTAGAGAAGGATGTCTTTCCACGCTATTTAGATCGCGCTCTCATAGTAGACCCACGTCATGGAGACGAAGACCTAGTCTCTACTCGTGGGACCGGAATGCGCTGTAGACATGCTATTGTAGTTGTGGGAGCACAATCGGAGCCTATTAGACGAATCTATCTCTTAGACCAGTGGGCCAAAGCCTGCGGCACCGACCAGCTCGTAGCTCAAATCTTTAAGCTCGCGATTAAGTGGAAGCTCCAGAAGATTCACGTCGAGGCTGTGGCCTCGCAGAAGTTTCTGCTCTATCATCTCAATTACTTTATGAATGAGAATAAGACAGAGCATCCTGAGCTTCGAGGCATAGAGATTATTCCGCTAAAGACTCCGCAGAGTGTGGATGCGAAGTTTGAGCGCATCGACTCATCGATTCCAATGGTCGAGCGACATGAAGTATGGCTCGATGTAGATAACTGCGCGGATTTTAGAGACGAAGCTGAGAAGTATGGCCAGCAAAAAACTACGATCGACCTCTTAGATGTCTTCGGCTATGTCCAACAAGTCTGTCCATTTGATATAGTGAGCGAGGATAATGTACGAAAGATCCTCGCGAAGCAAAAAGCGAACTTCTTGAGACGACTAGCTGCTGTTTCTTAGAAAGGACTCGCGTAGCGATGCCGTACACTCCTCCGATCGAACTCACAGAGAGCTTGTTCTCTAAGGATGTGTATGATGCTATATGCTCTTATGTAAGAGACAAGATAGATCATCTGGACAAGAGACTTCTGAGTTTCCGCACAGAAACTCTCCCCGAATACATTCGGCTCTACAAAGGTCGCCCCAAGAACCTAGATGTAGACTGGCCGTGGGAAGGTGCGGCCAACTTACAGGTGCAACTCTGTGCTACCTTCGTCGATGAGCTTTTGAGCCGCGTGATGGGCGGCACTTACATGTATGATCCCCTCTGGACAGCTATCTTAGATGGAGACAATCCAGACAAAGAGGGAGAAGAAATCAAGGAGCAGTATCAAACTTTTCTCCAAGACATGGCGTATGATCCAGCTGAGCTTGATCTTTATAGAGTAGAGCAGGGATTCTACAATTCTGGAATCAAGTATGGCACCGGCGTTGTGCACTTTCCGTGGGAGTTTCAGAAGGAAGTAGAATACGTATATGTAAGTGGAGGCGAAGCCCCGGATTCTATGCCATCTGGTACAGAGCTTGAGTTTGTAAAGAGAGACTGTCCGCACCCAGAGATGATTCCACTCAATAGATGGGGCTTCGATCCCGATTCTGTCAACCTGGCGAATATGAAGTTCTTCTATCATATTGAGAAACTTGATTACTGGGATGTGAAGAACTTGCGAGGGCGCAGCCCATACTACAAGCAGTCTGATGTAGATTACATTCTGGAGAGTGGCCCAGATGCTACTCAAGAGGATGAGATTGAGCGCGAGTTGAATGAGCCGAAGAAGATAGAGGCTGGGGGCATGGCCGCGGGGGATGCGCGGTGGTATATTCATCGAGTTGTGTGTAAGTACCAGCATAATGATAAAACCTACTGTCTCTTTATTAACTATCACAAAAAGAGTAGGCGCATTCTCTTCATCACATTCAATAATTATCCCAAGAATCTCATTCCATATGAGGACGTTAAGCTTGCGTATGACGAAGAAAGCTACTTGGGTACGGGTTTTGTAGAGATG